CCGGTGCGTTGCAGAGCTTTTCCTTTGACCTTGGAAACTCCCTCACTTACAGGGAGCTTGTTGGGGGTACAAAGGAGGTTTTGATTACTGATCGAGCTGCCACTGGCTCAGTTTCTATTGAGGCTGTCCTGATGGCAACAAAAGACTACTTTGCTTTAGCCGTTGATGATGACGCGGCCCTAGGCAACCTCCAATTCACGCATGGGTCTGCAGCTGGCAACATTGTCCAATTCACGTCAAGCAAGGTAGATATTGGAGATGTGGCTTACGGCGATTCTGACGGCATCGCGATGCTTGAAATCCCGTACACCTGTGTTCCCGATTCGGCTGCAAACGCTGAATTCGACTTGGTGTTTACGTAAGCTGTAATTGTTTGGGGTAATTGGGAGCCTTTGCGGGCTCCCTTTTTTTGTGTATGCTGAGCCGGCTTATCGTTTTATCTAATGGCTTTTGTTCGTAAGAAGAATAAAACCTTCAAGTGGCCCGTTGAAGTGCGAGAGCCAAGCTCAGATCGTCCTGGCGAGTTCGAGACCTCTGAGTTTGTCGCTATTTTCAAAAGGGTGAAGATGTCTGAATTAGAAAAGATGGGGGACGCCACCGGCCTGCCCTTCCTTGAAAAGATCATGGTGGGTTGGGAAGGTATTGAAGAAGATGGGCAAGAGCTGCCTTTTTCCAAGTCAATGTTGAAGGAGTTCGCGGATGACGTTGACTGGCTTAAGTCAGTTCTCAACGCTTACACTAATACCTATTCAGAAGGCGAAGCGGGAAACTAGCAGACGCTGCTGTCTACTGGGTCTCTGGCGGCGAAATTGTCGAGGATAAGACCAAAGACGATGCAGCAGCGTTTGGCATACAACTGCCAAAGTCGAAAAAAGAAGAGTCAACTGATTTTGAGGTTTGGGAGGAAAACTGGGAAACCGTACAAATTTTTCTGCGTGCGCAGACTCAGTGGAACGTATCCATGGATGGTCTTGTTGGGCTGAAATACGAAGTGTTACTGGGTTCCGGTGGCTTGTTTGACCTATACAATGTGGAGAATCGCACTGACGTGCTTGAGCGTCTTCAGGTAATGGAGGCGACAGCCCTAACCGAACTAAGGAAGCGCTCAAATGGCAGCAGGCATGGTTGACAAGATCAAGATTGCCCTAAACATCACGGATAGTGGGGCGACAGAGGTTGTCAAAAAGCTCGAGTCTTCTTTCCGTGGTCTAGCCAATGCTGCCACTAAGCTCGACACCCAAGGCATTAGCAAGGTCCGCGATCGAGTAAAAAGCTTTGACGGCGCAAGCCGTAAAAATATTGAAACTATCAAAGGGCAAATAGATGCCATGCAAGGCTTGCGCCGTCAAGCTGAGATCGGCTCAAAGCAGTTCAAGCAACTTACTGGTGACATTAATAAATACAGTCAAGAGCTAGCAAAGGCAGAAGGTCGCGGCAGGCGCAGGGGCGGTGGAGTTGGTGGCTTTGCAAAAGGAGCGGCAGGTGTTGTGGGTACTGCTCTTGGAGCAGGTGTTTTTGCTGGACCTGAAGGCTTTGCAGGTGCAGCGATTGGAGGTGCCCTTGGTGGCCGAGCAGGCGCATATATTGGCGCAGGTGTTGGCGTTGTGGCAAAAAACGCAAGGCAGGGGTTCAGTGACATTGCTGAAACCACTGCAAAATTTGGAGCTTATAAAATTGCATTGGCTGGCGTCAGCACCGGCCAAGAAGATTACGCAGAAAGTCTCAAGTCTGTAACTGAGCTTTCAGGACGATTCGCTTCTCCTATTACTGACACTATTCAGCAATACACCAAACTCAAGGCGAGTGTAGTTGGCGCTGGATTAAGCACAAAAGAAACTGATCTAGCCTTTAAAGGGCTTTCTGCAGCAGTCGTTGCAACAGGTGGCGACCAGCAAGATTTAAACTCTGCGTTAAGAGCAGCATCTCAAGTCTTCTCCAAGGGTAAGGTAAGTGCAGAAGAATTACGTCAACAAATCGGCGAACGCTTGCCTGGTGCGTTTACAATTTTCGCTGATTCAATGGGTATCAGTACACAGGAACTGGATAAGCTTCTTGAGCAAGGCAAAGTAACTCTTGGTGATTTTGTTAACTTTACTGGAGAACTAGAATCAAGATTTCAAGTCACTGCGGATGCGCTTGCAGAATCTTCTCAGTTTGCAGGCAGAAGGCTGTCAAAAGCGTTTACAGACGCTTCGATTGCATATGGTGGCTTTTTTCAGAAGGTTGGCGCAGGTTTTCAAGACCAAACGACTGCACTGCTAAAATTTGTGACTACAAATAAGGAGGCTTTTCAGAAAGTAATAGCCAACGTGGTCGTGTTCGCTCAAGACTTTGTCAAAGTCTTCAAGGATATTGGCGAGGCTATATTTGATATATTTGGCGGACTTTTTAAGAGCATTGGAGGATTCATTGTTGGTTTTGCCAAGATTGCTTTAAACGTAGTTGGCGCCATTACAGATAGGATCCGACAGACTTTGGCTGAAAAGCAATTTTTGCAAAAAGGCGGAGGCGGACTACAAGAGCTTGGCAGATTAAAGGCAGAAGCGAATCGTGAAATAAAAGAAGAGACAGGGCAAGATCCACGTTTTACGATGCTTGGCTCTGAGGTCAGGGAACAGTCTTATCAACGATATTTAGAGAAAATTGGTGCGAAAGAGTCGGAAGCGACTAGGAATGCGCGAATTCAAAATATTATGGATCAGTTCAAGTTGGATATCCCCACTCTGTTTGGAAAAGATTTCAAAACTGGAGGCTTGGGCGGCGACAACTTAGACGGCGGCGACAACTTAGACGGCGGCGGCGAAAAAGCTCGAGCCAGCCAACGTATGGTTGGGCTTACCGAGAGGCTTGCGCATAAAACAGGCGAGATTGGCGAGCGTGAACTGATCACTCTTAAATACATGATTGCAAGGCAAAAAGTTCTTGACAATAATCTTTTGCCAGGGACAGACAAGCAAGTTAATCTGAACAAAGCACTAGCTGCCTTCCGTAAGCAAATTACTGCTCTTGACGAAAAAGAAGCAAGTGCGTTGGAAAAAGCACTTGGCGCAAAAGTCAAGTTTGAGCAGTTAGAGGCGAATATTCTTGCGAAGAAGATGGGCTTGACTGGCGAGCAAGTAAAAGAGCAGTTATTGCAGGCAAATATTAACAGCTTGACTGAACGGTTTAAAGATCTACTTATTGAGGCTGGCGTCCCTGCCGAAGAAATTGAACGACGTATCAAAGGCGTTGCTCAAGCGATGGTTGATGCAAAAGATAAGTCGCAGAGTTTCAAGGACCAATTCGGCGAAGGCATAAAAAGCATGGGTGACTTAACGACCAACCTTGCCAATGCTTCAGTAAATGCGTTTAGCTCGATGGGCGACAAGCTCGCGGAATTTGTAACAACAGGAAAAGCTAATTTCAAGGACTTTGCGCGATCACTTCTCGCCGATTTGTCGAAAATTTTCATCAAGTTTGCGATGTTTCAGGCTATTAAAGCCGTCACAGGATTAAATTTTGGAAACGGAGGGGTCTTTGGGGCATCAGCCCCAGCGCCGGATCCGTTGACACAGCCTGGCGTGATGCTGGCAGCCAACGGCATGGCTTTTGCCAAGAACAAGATTGTGCCTTATGCGAAGGGTGGCATTGTCAAAAAGCCCACGTTCTTTCAGTACGCAAATGGTGGCTCTGGGAGCTTTGGCTTGATGGGTGAAGCTGGGCCTGAAGCGATCATGCCCCTGCGTAGAGGGTCCAATGGCAAGCTTGGGGTTGAGTCTTCCGGTGGAGTTGGTAATGTAGTCGTGAACGTTGACGCATCAGGATCTAGCGTGCAAGGCAGTGGACCTTCTGCTTCAATGCTTGGCAAGGCAATTGGTGCTGCTGTTCAAACTGAGCTAATCAAGCAAAGACGACCTGGAGGACTTCTTGCGCGATGACAGCAGAATTTAGCACTGCAGGTATTCGTACTGACACTAATGTCAGTACGTTTACTGATGCTGCACCTGATTACGGCATCAGCAAGGCAAGTAAGCCCAGCGTAAGAACTGTTCAGTTTGGCGATGGATATCGGCATGATTTTGTGATGGGCCTGCATCAAAATGCAAAAGTTTGGTCATTAAGGTGGGAGAACAGGACAGAGACAGACGCTGACGCAATTGAAGCGTTCTTTGACAAGCGAATCGATACAGACAGAGGCAAGGCGTTTAATTGGCAAGCTCCAGGGGAAAACGCTTTTGGTCGATATATATGCACTGAATGGACTAGAGAATTTCCATACTCAAATCTTGCGACGATTACAGCAACATTCCAAGAGGTCTACGACCAATGACAAATAGCGTCCCAGTAAGCGAGCTTCAAAGTGCTAGCGGTTTTGCAATTATTGAATTATTTGAGCTTGAGCTTACAGAAGGACTTCACTACACTACCAATGATACACCTGACACTAAACTTACATATCGCTGGCACAATGGCTCGAGCCGTAATGACAATCGTAGAATATTTTTTGGGGGCAATGCTTATGATCGAATGCCTATAAAGGCGGATGGTTTTGAGTATAACGGTGCGCAAGCCAGCAGCCTGCCTAGACCAACGCTAACTGTTAGTAATCTGTTTAGTACAATTACTGCGGTACTAACAGGAGTAAATGCGGTTACTCCAGGGAACGACTTAACTGGAGCAAAAGTAACAAGGATACGCACGTTGGCTAGATTCCTGGATGCAGATAGTTTCCCTACTGATGTAAAATTTCTTATCGCTGAGGACGGGCGCACGCCATCCACATACGACGGGCATTTGCTGGTGAGAGAGTCAAATGACCCAGCCGAGGACGGAAACAATCTTATGGCGGCAGACCTTAGGGGCAATCCATTTGGAACGCCTAACGCGAACAATAAGTTCCCAGATGAGATATATTATATTGATCGTAAGGCTACTGAAACAAGAGATTTTGTAGAGTTCGAGCTAGCTTCTCTTATGGATTTAGCTGGCGTAAAGCTCCCAAAAAGACAGGTACTCCCTAAAGACTTCCCAGGTGTGGGGACATTTATCGGATGAGTTGGAAGATTGATGCCTTAGCGCACGCAAAAAAAGAAAGCCCGCGTGAATGTTGCGGGCTACTGGTATGCATCAAGGGCAGGGAAAAATACTTTCCTTGCCGCAATCTTGCTTTCAATCCTAATGATCAGTTTATTTTGGCGGCTGAGGATTGGGCTGCAGCAGAAAACAAGGGAGAAGTTACTGCTGTCTTCCACAGCCATCCATATTTATCTCCAGATCCAAGTCCTGCAGACAGGATTGGCTGTGAGAAAAGCGGCATTACTTGGTATATCTGCAACCCTAATACAGAGCAGTGGGCTAAAGCTGAGCCATCAGGCTACAAGCAGCCTCTTATCGGCAGGCAATGGGTTTGGGGTGTAAGCGATTGTTGGACTTTGGCACGCGACTGGTACGGACAACAAGGTATTTCGCTTAGGGATTGGGACCGCCCAACTAACCCTCAGGACTTTATGAACAATCCGAGCTTTGATAGCTGCTGGAAGCAGACAGGATTCAGAGAGCTTTCAAGCGGTGAAGGCTTAGAGAAAGGCGACCTTTTGCTGATGAGTATCATGAACAAAGGCTTGAATCATTGCGGGGTTTACTTGGGCGATCAATTCGTGCTGCATCATCTTGAGCAACGCTTGTCAAGTCGTGACTTATATGGCGATTGGCTACTAAAATGCACGGGTAGGAGGCTGCGCCATGTTACGCAAAATTAAGCTGTATGGCCCTCTTGCCAAGTTTGTTGGGAAGAAGGTTCTGAAGGCGAGCGTCTCAAGCGCAGCAGAAGCTGTTCGCTTCTTGATCGTTAATTTTCAAGGCTTAGAACGTCACATGATGGAGCAAGAATATGTTGTGAGGATCGGAGCACTCGATATTGCGGAAGAACAGTTGCATTACCCAGCAGGTTGCGACGACATCTCATTCATCCCAGTTGTTTCTGGTGCTGGAGGTAATGCAGGGATGATCCTTGCTGGAGCGTTGCTGATCGGCCTTTCGTTCACGCCCTTAGGCCCAGCCGCCTTTGCAGGAGGCACGGGTCTTGGATTGACAGCAACTACGGCTGTTGGTACTTCTGGAATATATCTAGCCGCTGGATCAGCGATCCTTGGAGCGGTTGGAGCTTCTCTCGTATTAGGAGGCGTCTCAGGCTTGCTAGCACCCGGACCAACTGTTCCCAACCGGGATGACGACCCCACAGAGTCGTTTTCTTTTACAGGAGTACAGCAGACATCACGCGCTGGAGTTGCTGTGCCGGTGATCTATGGAGAAACAATGACTGGTTCTGTTGTTATTTCAGCAAACGTAACTGTAGGGGAGGAGGTTGAATAATGAGCGAAATCATTGGAGCTGGGGGCGGCGGCAAGAAAAGTGGAGGCAGCGCCAAGACAGCCAAAGACTCGCTTGACTCTACTTCATTTGCGAAAGTATTAGACTTAATTAGCGAAGGCGAAATCGAGGGAGTTGTTAACACTATTGCCGGCAACGGAGATACAATTCCTACGGGTGTTTTTTTAAACAACACGCCTGTCAGCGCGGCAATCGTCACGGACGGTGTAATCACTCAAAGTGACAACTTTGAAGATGTAAAAATTAAGTTTAAAACCGGAACTTCCTCTCAGTCAGTAATTACTGGTTTTGCTGAAGCCGCTTCTACCACTCCTGTAGGGGTAACAGTGACTAAATCTGGGGGCGGAGTTGTTAGGACGGTTGCCACAGGCTCTGGAGTCGTTGGAGACACTTCCGCCGTTCAAAGGGTCTCAGTGCTAATATCAATCCCGCAGTTGCAAAGAATTGAAGATGATGGGGACATTAAAGGCAGAAGCGTCGAGCTACAAATTCAACTTCAGCAAAATAATGGTGGTTTCGTTACGGCCGAAGAGGATAAGATAGAGGGAAGAACTGGCGACCGGTATCAGAAGCAATACAACATAGACCTAATAGAGTTAACGTTGCCGATCGATATAAAAATAGTTCGCCTGTCAGATGACAGCACCGACCCCAAAAAAGTCGATGCTTTTGAATGGACTTCTTTTACAACCATAAATACAGAGGAAAATAGTTATCCTAATTGCGCCTTGGTCTCCCTGCAAGTAGGGGCTGAGCAGTTTAGTTCTGTGCCAAAAAGAATGTATAGGGTGAGAGGAATAAAAGTAAAGATACCTCACAATGCAACAGTAAGACCTGATGGATCTTTGGCTTACAGCGGGACATTCGACGGCACTCTTGCATCCGCGCAATATACGAACGATCCTTGCTGGTGCTTGTACGATTTATTGACGAACAGTCGATATGGCTTAGGGGACTTCTTAGAAGAAAGCAATTTAGATAAATTTAGTTTTTATGCTGCATCTGCTTATGCGTCCGCATTAGTACGGGCTGGAGACTCAGAAGCAAGCAAGATTCCGGCAACGTCGATTGAAATAAACAAACAGTATGAAATAGCCAAAGTTGGAAACACAAGCTTTGAAAGCATTGGTGCAAGCGATAATAATCTCGGCACATCTTTTCAGGCTACAGCGGCTGGAACGGGGACGGGCAAAGTATTTGAGTTAGAGCCTCGTTTTTCTTTAAACGTCAACATTCAGTCAAGAGAAGAATCCTTTAGTTTAGTCAATAAACTAAGCTCTGTTTTTAGGGCTATGCCTTTTTATAGCGCAGGCAGCATTCATATCAATCAGGACTCTCCAAAGGATTCAAGTTACCTTTTTACAAACGCAAATGTTATAGAGGGACTTTTTACTTATTCAGGCAGCTCACAAAAGACTAGGGCAACGGTCGTGAACGTAAAATATTACGACATGGACTTAAGAGATTTTACTTATGTCACGGTAGAAGACCAAGCGTTGATTAAGAAGTATGGGTCAAACATAAAAACTCTAGATGCGTTTGGTTGTACGTCGCCGAGCCAAGCCCGCCGAGTAGCTAAGTGGTTGCTTTTGACAGAAGCAGAAGAGACTGAAACAGTCACTTTCTCTTGCAGCATTGAAGCTGGTGTTATTGTTCGCCCAGGGCAAGTTATTGAAATAAGTGATTCTGTAAAAGCAGGAGTGCGAAGAGCTGGACGAATTAGAGCTGTTTCTGACGCAAAGACTGTAATCACTATTGACGACACTTCATTGACTGACTTGCCTAATTCAGGCACTAGGACATTGGCTGTTGTCTTGCCAGATGGATCGCTTTCACCTAAGAAGGCTGTTGTAGACATCGTTCCGGGTCAAAAGACAATCCATATTGACCCTACATCGCCGTTCAGCGAAAAACCCAATGTAAATAGTGTTTGGGTTTTGGAGGACATTGGTACGTCTGCTGCGATACAAACATCGACTTGGCGAGTCCTGTCTGTAGTTGAGCAAGAAGAAACTCAATATGCAATTACCGCTCTTGCTTATAACGCAAGCAAGTACGCGAACGTAGAGCAAGGTCTAAATCTTGAAAGGCGAGATATAACGAATTTAAACGAAGTCCCACCTACACCAAAGTGGAAAGGCGATAGCGAAACAACTGGCATTACCCAAGTGCTTTACAAGCACAGAGACATGATTAGAGTAAAAATCCTTGCAAGATGGCAAGGCATATTAGGGATTGAGCGATATATGGTGCGGTGGCGGTATGAGCAAGGAGATTGGCAGCAGCGTGACTTTGTAAGAGGTACAGACTATGAAATATTAGATACTTTGCCGGGTGTTTTTGACTTTAAGATTAGAAGCGTTAATGCTGCTGGTGTTAAGTGTGCAACAGCACTTGAAGGTTCATTTACAAGCGTCGGCAAGTCAGCAAGTCCTAGTGAAGTAACTGGCTTTACGGCTAGCCTTGACCCTCATGTCGGAGTGTCCTTGAGCTGGAACGATATGCAAGCCTTGGCTACCGCTGATAACGGGTTTGCTGACTTGGATATCGTTGCGTATGAAATTAGGCTTGGCGAGGTTTGGGAGTCTTCAACAGTAATAGCCACGAAAATAAACAGCACAGAGCTAAATCTGCCATTCCTCGGCGCAAACAACTCTCAGTCTGTAGGCGTTGGCTCGTTCAAGTATTTAATTAAAGCTATTGACTCAGATAACAATCAGAGTGAAACCGCAGCATTAGCGACTCTTACTGTCGCAGGCCATAATGCACCATTGAATATAACGGGAACAATGCTCTCAAGCATTGGGCAAATTGTTATCCAGTGGGATGAAGCGACAGGAGGTTCTTATAGTATTAGCCATTATAGAATAAAAGTAGATGGGTTGGAACTTAAGCAAGTAACAGCAACAACGTTCCAAACTGCTTTGGACAAAATTGGCAATAACATTACGTACGAAATAATTCCAGTCGATATTGTGGGCATAGAGGGAACAGCGGGCACCTATGAAGTTGCTGTGGGGCCGGTGGATACTCCAGTTGTTAATGCTAGTTACAGTGGAAGATTGCTAGATCTTACCTGGTCTGAGGTTTCAACTCCAGTTGTTTTAAGCGATGGCTCTAATTCCAGCATAAGAGTCAATGAATATATTGTTGCAAACGTCACTGATGCGAATAACACAGTTGAAGTGGCGAGAACAGATGCAACCACGCTATCGATCTCTACTACCTGGAACAGTAGCCAAACGTTTGGAGTGCAATCTATAGATGTAAGTGGCAATCAAAGTAGTTTTGGCACGGTTGTCGCTCCGTTTAGTCTCCCAGCGGCTCCGCAAAACCTAAGTGCTGTTTTTGACGGCAACAACGTTATCGTTACATGGAATGCAGCGCAAAAAGGATCGTTACCGATTCTTGATTACGAAGTCAGAAGGGGAGATACTTCTACGCTTTTCGCTAACGCTAGCGTCAAAATTAGATCTGAAGACAGGTTTTCTGAGAAAGCAAGCTGGTCAGGCACACAGCGCTACTTTGTTGTAGCAAGAGACCTTAATGGCAGCATTGGAACTGTTGCGACTGTAGATGCCACTGTTGTTGTTCCAGGGCCTGTCGGAAACTTACGCACTAGAGTCATTGATAACAATGTTCTTCTTTTTTGGGAAGAGCCGACAGTAGGAACACTAGATATTCTTCATTACAAAATCGAGAAAGGTTCGGAATTTATAGGCAACAAAAATGGTTTGTTCACGACTGTCTTCGAGGAACTTGCTGGCACATTCCTTTATAAAGTCACGCCAGTAGACACAGCCGGCAACAACGGAAGCACTAGCTCAATCAATGCCATTGTTGACGAACCACCTGACTTTATTCTAAACACTGACGACATTAGCGTGTTTGATGGAACGTTAACCAACGCATTCAAAGACGGTAGCAGGCTACTTGCTCCAGTCAATACTACAGAAACGTGGCAACAGCATTTTACTTCAAATGGTTATGCAACAATACAAGCGCAAATTGATGATGGGAAGGACCTTTATTTGCTGCCCTCCCTGGCAACAGCGAGCTATCAAGAAGTTGTTGACACCGGGGCGACAATCGCAGCATCGAAAATTAGCGTTATCACGACTAACTCTGCGATAGCTGGGTCTCCACAATTTGATATAGGAATTGAGACAAGCCTCAATGGTACGAGTTATACGAGCACAGCATCCGCTCCAAACGCTTTTGCTAACAATTTTAGATATGTAAGGGTAACCTTGAACGTTACTAGTAGCGGAGGAGATGATCTAATCGAGTTTTCTAGGCTTAATACTAAGTTGCTTATCAAGCAGAAAACAGATCAAGGAAAAGACGAGGTAACAACTGCAAACAGCGGCAAAGTGGTTCAATTTACTAAAGATTTTATAGACATCGATAGCATTAACGTTACCCCAACCTTTGACGGTGCAACTTCCTCAAGAATTGCCGTGGTTGACTATAAGGACGTAAACGAAATTTCAGCCAACGCAACATCTGGCGCGACGATCGAGTCTGGGAAGTCTTATAGGATTATATCGCTAGGCAGTACTAATTTTGTAAGTGAATTTGGTGCCTTGTCGAACGCCTTAGGGGTCAAGTTTGTGGCCGACTCTGATGGAGCTTCAAATAAGGGCACTGGTACTGTTAGCCCCAACTCGTTTACGGTGTTTCTTTTCGACAGCGGCGGTAGTAAGGTAGGTGGAAAGTTTAGCTGGACCTGTCGAGGCGTCTGATGACTAACTGGAACAATCCGCAACTTACCAGCACTTATACAAATTTTGTAGATGAAGTAAAGCAGCGCGATAACGACTGTGCCGTCATGTTCAAAGACGGTACGTCGGCGACAAACATCCCTACTGATTCCGTCCGCTGGAACGCCAGCGATAATAAGTTTCAAAGATGGACTGGCAGCGCTTGGGCAAATCTAACCAGCACTTACAACTTTACTGATGTAAACACTTCAGGTAACGTAACTTTTGCGGGCACGCTTGCGTCTACTAGTGGAACGTTTAGCAGTTTTGTTCAA